ATCTTCTTCTTCGAAGAAGGAGCCAGTCGAAGAAGCAGTCGATCACCCGCCCCACTACAATCAAGGGATAGAGGTGATCGACTTCATCGACAGCTGGGACTTTAACTTCACAGTTGGAAATATTATCAAGTATGTATCTCGCCACAAATATAAAAAAGAACCCTTAGAGGATCTTAAAAAGGCGAAATGGTATTTAGACAGGCTAATTAAGAAATATGAAGATTAAAATGAAAGAGTGCTTATCTTTTGATGACGTATTATTGGTTCCACAATACTCGGATGTCAAAAGTAGATCGGAAGTGAATATAGAGAGCAGGCTGGGAAACACGACATTTCCTCTGCCCATCATCTCTAGTCCGATGGACACAATCACCGAAACCGAAATGGCTTTGGCCATGGGTGAAGCAGGCGGATTGGGAGTTATCCATCGCTACTGCACAATTCCAGAACAAGTTGGTTTTGTCAGCTATGAAGGGGTCCGCGCAGCAGCAATCGGCGTGACAGGGGATTACTTTGAGCGAGCCAGTGCTCTACACGGCGCCGGCATCCGTATCTTTTGCTTGGATGTCGCTCACGGCGATCACGTCTTAATGCGTAACGCGATTGAGAAACTCAAAGAAGAATACGGAGAGAGCGTCCATTTAATGGCAGGCAACGTTGCGTCTCGCGAGGGATATGATCGATTATCCGAGTGGGGCGCAGACAGCATCCGTGTCGGCATTGGCGGTGGATCGATCTGTTCTACCAGGATCCAAACAGGACACGGATGTCCTACCTTTCAATCTATTTTGGATTGTGCTGAATCGGAGTATGACACGACAATCATTGCTGATGGTGGTATGAAGACATCTGGCGATATTGTGAAAGCATTGGCTGCTGGTGCTGACTTTGTTATCCTCGGCTCTCTCCTTGCCGGTACGGCTGAAACACCAGGCGAACTCTTTGAGGGCAAGAGAGGAAAGAAGTACAAAGTCTATCGCGGAATGGCTTCGAAGGAAGCACAGAAGGATTGGCGAGGTACACACTCCTCTAACGAAGGCGTCTCAACAACGGTTCCCTTCAAGGGTCCAGTTGCAGAAGTGCTAGGGGATTTGGAGAACGGTATTCGCAGCGGACTGTCCTATTCTGGTTCTCGGACCATTTATGGGATGCAGTTCAAGGCTCAATTTGTGAAACAAACAAACGCCGGCCAAGTTGAAAGCTCAACTCATATTTTGAGGAGATAGTGACTAAGAAGCTTCCAAAATATGGCGAAGATTATAAGAAAATTATGTTTTATGATTCTGATAAACGACATGCAGACTTAAAGATACGGCTGCAGTATGATGGGTTGAAGCAGAATGAGTTCTTTAGGGCCGTTATGACAGCATATTTAGAAAAAGACGATGATTTTATGAAGTTTATTGATCGCTATAGGAAAGATAATGAAATAATGGACAAGACTAAGTTGCGCAAACAAAACAAAACGAAAACACAAGAGAAGGAGAACAAGAAGAAATTTACGCTTAAAGAAAAAGAGATTGAAAGTATATTTGATTTATTGGAGGAGGAACATCCAGATTTATGAGAGAATGTGCAAAAAGATGTGAAGAGCTAAATACCAGCTGTCCCTGTGGAGACTGCAGGTTGTGGATTGATCATGAAGAAGATTTTAACTGCACTCTTCACGCTGTCAAGAACAATCACGACGGCGAGCTAACACTGCGTGAGGTTGCCGACAGGATAGGTGTTAGCTTCGTGAGGGTAAAACAAATACAAGACAAGGCTGAAAAAAAAGTTGTTAATTTACTTAAGAAACAGAAAGCTTACTAAAAAAGTGTTTTTATAAAACATAATACTATTTATAAGAGAAAGTTCTTTATTGAAGGAGGCTTAGGAACAATGTCAAAGAATGGAAAGAAATTATTGAATGAGGGCACAATTCGCCGGTTCATGAAATTGGCCGAAATCGACACTCTTAGTGATCAGTTTGTTGGTACGTTGTCTGAAAAATATGAGCTAGACGAGGGCGGCATGCCCTATAACAGGGATGAGGGTGATGACCGTGTCGTAGCAGAGGAAGAAGAGCCGGCATTTGACATGGCTGACGAGGAAGAGGGTGCAGAGGATCTCGAAGCAGAACTGCCCCCCGAACCAGAAGCGGCGCCTGCAGCTGCTGGAGATGCCGAAGCTATCTTTACAGATATTGTTGATCGCATCATTGCCGTTGCTGGAGAGCACGGTGTTGATATGTCGCGGGAAGGCGGCGAAGCTGAAGAGGCCCCCCCGGAAGCTGAGATGCCGGCCGAAGATGACCTGGATATGGCCACAGCTGGAGAGGAAGACCTCTCTGGTGTAGAGCTTGATGATGAGGACGATGAAGATGCTATGGTTGCCGAGATTACCCGACGCGTGAGCGCTCGGCTCATGAAGGAAAGCCGCAATGATAAAATGGCAGATGAACTTGCCGGCAAAATCATGAACCGCATCAAGAACTCTTCTCAGAAATAAAAATGGATTCTCCTTTTCGCGAGAAAAGAGAAAGATTAACAAAGCACTTTCAAGAACAGATACCTGGTTTTGAAATTTTAAGCAAGAAAGAAAGCCCTCTTTTGAGGGTTCTTTCTAAGCTCCTCTTCTTCAATAAGAAATTTCTCACCGGTTACGTCACGACATTGTATCCTAAAGTCTATGTGCCCGAGCTACCATGGCGCGAAAAAGATCACGTCGCCGCCATGGCAACTCTTGCTCATGAATATGTTCACCTGAAAGATAGGAAAAGGATGTGGTTGTTTTTCAACTTCCTTTATCTTTTTCCACAAAACCTTGCTCCATTTGCCCTGCTTGGGGTCTTTGACAGCAATCCATGGTGGTTCCTCTGTCTCCTGTTCCTCCTTCCGATACCAAGCCCGACAAGGGCATGGTTGGAGTTCAGAGGGTACCGCATGACCTTGGCAGTATGGGTCCACTTCCTTCAAGATAAATTAGATACCGGCCGATTTGTGAATTCAATTGTTGACAGAAATTTCGCAAGTTCCGCTTACTATTGGATGTTCCCATTTAAGCGATATTTGATTAAGAAGTTCTATGTTCATCACGATAAGAGGATGAGCATTCCAGAGATTCGAGAAGTCCTGGAAGTTATAGAAAAAGATTAACAACCCCCAACAAAAGAAGTATAATGATTGCTAATAATAAGGAGATAGCTATGTCGTACATTAAGGCAGAATATATTTGGTTGGATGGCACAAGGCCGACAGCACAAATAAGAAGTAAAACAAAGATCATCAAACCACTTCATTCAATTAAAGCCCGGCCCCCGATTTGGGGCTTTGATGGTTCAAGCACAAACCAGGCACCCGGTGACGCATCCGATTGTGTCCTAAGCCCGGCTTATGTTTGCGCAGATCCAATTCGAGGTGGAGACGATCTCCTGGTTCTATGTGAGGTTATGAACACAGACGGAACACCACACGAATCCAACACCAGGCATGCCTGTGCTGAGACACACGAAGCACACAGAGAACAACAGATGCTTTTCGGGTTGGAACAGGAATACACATTCTTCAAGGACGATCGCCCTCTTGGTTTTACGACGAACCAGAAGGAGCAGGGCGACTTCTATTGTGGTGTCGGAGCAGATAACATCTTCGGGCGCGCCATCGCTGAAGAACACATGGGCGCATGCCTACTCGCCGGCATCGACATCTCAGGGATCAACGCCGAGGTGATGCCAGGACAGTGGGAGTTCCAAGTTGGTGCTGTGGGTTCGCCCAGAGTCGCTGATCAGCTCGTCATTGCTCGCTGGTTGTTGATGAGAATCGCAGAGAAACACGGTGTCACAGTATCTTTTGCCGGCAAACCAGCCGCAGGAGATTGGAACGGCGCAGGCTGTCATGCCAACGTTAGCAGCCTTGATATGCGACGGTCGTATGCTGCCTGTGTTGATGCCTGCGTGGCTCTTGGTGAGCGGGCAAGCCACCACATTGAGAACTATGGCCATGGGATTGAAGAGCGTTTAACGGGCAAGCACGAGACTTGTAGCTATACTGAGTTTCGCTATGGTGTCTCCGATCGTGGAGCATCTGTTCGGATTCCTTGGCAAGTTGAGAGAGAACAAAAAGGTTATATTGAAGATCGTCGACCAACTGCAAACTGTGATCCCTATGTGGTCACTAGGCTGCTAACAGAAGCGATCTGCGAGGAGTAATATGGATATTCAAGGAAAAATCGATTATAATAAGAAATCTGCAAGCAAACATGGTTGGGCTCCCAACTGGTTTGGTGCTGAAGGATATGATGAAGATCTAGTGGAGAGAATTGCAGAGTTTCAGAAAGATCATGGTTTAGACGCCGATGGTCTTTGTGGTCCGATGACTTATGCGAGAGTATTAACAGGACGAGAGGCAAATGCCGACACAGATCATATCATTTGTAATGGAGAAGAAGTCAAGCTTGATTGGGATAAAACGATTAGTTTGTTTCATGCAGACCATAAGCGCTTGCCAGGCAATTGCTATGACTTTAGGCTTGATGTTCGACAGCCAACAATGGTTGTGACGCATTGGGACGCAGCCCTATCGGCAGATTCTTGCTATAGGATTTTAAAGAAGCGCGGCATCTCTTCTCATTTTGTTATCGATAATGACGGTACCATTTATCAAATGGTTGATACAAAACATGTTTGTTGGCACGCCGGCATCCGTTCTGTCAACAAGGCAAGCATTGGCATCGACTTTTCAAATGCCTATTACACCAAGTATCAGGACTGGTATACACGAAGAGGTTTCGGAGAAAGGCCCATTCTAGAGGGCGTGAAGACACACGGAAGAAGCATGGATCCTTTCTTGGGGTACTATCCTGTTCAGCTTGAAGCGTACAAAGCATTGCTTAAAGGTTTGAACGAACATTATGGAATTAAATTAGAATGCCCCCTTGACGAGAATGGCGAACTACTTACTACAGTTGATGACACGGCAGCAGCTGGTGACTTTGAAGGTGTGGTTTGTCACTACCACCTGACGAGGCGCAAAATAGACACTGCTGGCCTTGAACTAGATAAGATTCTAGAAGACATAAGGAACCAA